AAGAGGTCGTCGAGATCGAGCGCATCGCTCCGAAGTCTGAATGAAAGTCCGCGTCCCCGCGATCGAGTCCGTCCTTCACGCTTCTCAGCGGGAGGTCTATTCGCGGCTCGCTCGGTTCTCCGTCCTCGAGATCGGTCGTCGTTGGGGAAAGACGACGTTTGGAGAGCAAGTCCTCATCGACGACATCCTCAGAGGTCGTCTCGTCGCTTGGTTCGCTCCGACGTACAAGTATCTCGCGCAGCCGATGCGCGACTTCGAGAAGGCTCTGAAACCGATCGTCTCTCGAGTCGATCGCGTCGAGCGTCGCTTCGAGTTCAAGACCGGAGCCGCGCTCGACTTCTGGACGACGGAAGACGAAGACGCGGGACGCGGTCGCGAATACGATCGAGTCATAATCGACGAAGCCGGATTCGCTCGGAACCTCTTCGCGATCTGGTCGGCTGCGATCTATCCGACGCTGTCGAGCCGGCGCGGATCCGCGATCTTCCTCGGTACTCCGAAGGGAACCGGAGATTTTCACAAACTCTACCTTCAGGGAGAGAAGGACGACTCCGGTCTCTGGCGTTCGTTTCGACTCGGATCCGCGTCGAATCCGTACATGGACCCCGAAGAGATCGAAGCCGCGCGGAGGATGCTTCCTCCTGAAGTGTTCGCGCAGGAGATGGAAGGGATCCCCGCAGAAGACGGAGGGAATCCCTTCGGACTCGATGCGATCCGCGAATGTATCTCTCCTCTCTCCTCAGATGCTCCAGAGTGTTTCGGAGTCGACCTCGCGAAGAGTCACGACTGGACGGTCCTCGTCGGTCTCGATCGCGAGGGTCGCGTCTGCCGGCTCGAGCGATGGCAGTCCCCGTGGTCCGTCACTCGCGAGCGTCTCGCGAAGACGATTCAGAACATCCCCGCGCAGATCGACTCGACCGGAGTCGGAGATCCGATCGTCGAGGATCTTCGGAAAGTCTGTCGAAAGGTCGAGGGATTCAAGTTCACCGCGCAGACGAAGCAGCAACTCGTCGAAGGTCTTCAACTCGCGATCCAGACGCGGGAGATCCGTTTCCCTGAAGGCTTCCTCCGTAGTGAACTCGAGTCGTTCGGCTTCCGATACTCAGGAAAGCACGTCTCCTACGAAGCGACGGTCGGACACGACGACGGAGTCTGCGCTCTCGCGCTTGCGGTCCTCGCGCGTCGCTCGCGTCGTCCTCTTCTACTGAAGGTTCTATGAACTTCCTCGAACGAATCCGAGCCGCATTCAATACCAAAGCCGTCACGTCTTCGGAGAAGTGGCAACGCTCGACGGCTTTCGTCGTCTCTGGAGGAGGAAGCAACGAAGGGAAGCGACAGACGTTCTCTCCATACGGAGCCGTCGCAAACTACCGATCTTGGATCTACGCAGCCGCGAACCTGAACGCGATCGCGGTCGCGTCGACTCCGCTCCGTCTCTACGTTCGGAACCGATCGACCGGAGTCAAACTCTGGAACACGCGGAAGACATCGCGTCGCGTGAAGGCTTTCATCGCCGGCGATCTCGAGCAGCGTCCCTCGAACTACGTCGTCCGCAAGGCTGCGGAGTACGGAAACGACTTCGAGGAAGTGACGGACACGCATCCTCTTCTCGATCTTCTCTCGAAGGTCAACCCGTACCAGAACGGATACGATGCGACCGTCCTCCGGATCCTCTATACCGAACTCACGGGGAACGCCTATCTTCACCCCGTTCTCGATACGACGACGAAGCAGCCGGTCGAACTCTGGACGATGCCTTCTCAGTTCGTCGAGATTGTTCCGGGGAAAGAGACTTTCATCGAAGCGTATCTCTACGGAGCGAGCCGAGAGCAGAGAAAGATCTTCACGCCGGACGAAGTGATCCACTTCAAGCGACCGAATCCGGCGGACCTTTACTACGGGATCGGCAAGGTCGAAGCCGCGTGGGGAGCGGTCCAGATGAACGCTGCGGTCCATGAGATGGACCTCTCGTTCTTCGAGAACAAAGCGCGACCGGACTACTTGATGAGCATCAAGGGAGACGCTTCTCCCGATGAGATCGAGCGTCTCGAAGCGCAGATCGACGAGAAACTTCGTGGAGCGCGAAGGACTGGTCGCTTCCTCACGTCGACGGCGGATATCGACATCAAGCCTCTCTCGTTTCCTCCGAAGGAACTCGGCGGACGAACCGACATCGTCGAGGAGATCGCAGCGATCTTCGGAGTCCCCGTCTCGATGCTTCGAGCGAACGATCCGAACCTCGCGTCCGCGCAGACCGGCTATTCGATGTGGCGCGAGTCGACGGTCCTTCCGATGCTTCGAATGGACGAGGAGACGCTGAACCAGTCTCTCCTCCCTCTCTTCGGAATCGAGGAAGACGCTTTCCTCTCTTACGATAACCCGGTCGTCGAGGACCGCCGGCTCGAACTCGAGGAGCGGAGGACCGCCGTCTCTGGCGGTTGGATGACAATCAACGAAGCGCGGCTCGAAGAAGGTCGCGAGCCGCTCGACGATCCCTTCGCGGATCGCGCTCTCGTCAACGGACAACCGCTCGGCGGTCCGGCTGCGATGATGCCGGCTCCGCAGCCTCTCGCAGCGACGGAGGCTCCAGACGGTCTCGTCGGTCCGCTCGATGAGGCTCCAGACCTTGCGGAACCTCCGAGCGGTACGCTCGAGCAGAAGGACGCGCTCTCAGATTGTGTCGCCGGCAAGATTCCGACGCTCCTCGAGGAAGGTTATCCCGAAGAGCAAGCGATCGCGATCGCGTACTCGATGTGCCGAGAAGGGAAGTCGCTCGAGGTCTCTCAGAAGGCTCTCTCGGATATCGACACGGTCCCGCCAAAGACGGTCGCGGAGAACGCTCGACGCGCTCTCGAGGTCCGCGCATCGAAGCCGGAGTCGCAGCGCGGGATGACGGCGGTCGGCATCGCTCGAGCGCGAGACCTCGCGAATCGAAAGCCGCTCTCCGAAGACACGATCCGACGCATGGTCGCGTACTTCGAGCGACACGCGAGCGACAAGCAAGGAGCGACGTGGGATGAGCAAGGTCGCGGTTGGCAAGCGTGGAACGGTTGGGGAGGGGACGACGGTTTCGCGTGGTCCTCGCGCAAGGTCGACGAGTTCGATCGCGAGCGCGAGCGTCTCGCAGAGAGAAAGGCGAAGTCGTCGAGCGGTCTTCTCGAGAAGAACGGCGGAGGAGATCCGCCGGCGAAGCCTTCCGAGCGAATCAGCGGAAGCGATCGGAATCCAGAAGGCTCCGCGAGCGGTTCTCGAGGAGGGATCGAGATCAGCGAAGCGACCGAGGAGGCTCTCCGAGCGAAGGTCGACGAACACAACGAAGAACACGGAGACCACAAAGGAATGCGCGTCGATCTCGGGATGCTGAAGGCGGTATACCGTCGCGGCGCGGGAGCGTTCTCGACGAGTCACCGAACCGGAGTCGGTCGCGAGCAATGGTCGATGGCTCGAGTAAATGCGTTCCTCGCGCTCGTTCGTCTCGGCAAGCCGAAGGACGCGGACTACACGACGGACTTCGATCTCCTTCCGAGCGATCATCCGAAGTCTACGAAGTCCGCCGGCTGCGATTGTTGCTGCGGCTCCTGCGGCTCGAAGTCGATCTCCGCTCTCTCTCTCTGGTCGAAGCATCTCGACGAGATGCCGGAACCGTACGTCCCCGCAGCGATCCTACGCAAAGCGTCGAAGGACGACGCGGAGCGCGAACTTGATCGGATCCGGAAGGACGAAGACAAGATCGCCGCGAGCGTCGATCGCGTTTTTCGTCGGCAAGTCGACGCGGTCCTGAAGGAACTCCGCGAGTCCGACGTTCCGACGAGTGAACTCACGGCGAAAGTCGAGAACATTCTCCGCTCGTCAAAGTGGGACCGCGAACTCGTCGCAGCGATGCGACCTTATCTCTCGACCGCGATCTCGCAGGGAATCTCGGTCGGAGTCGACGCGGTAAAGGAACTCGCGAAAGCGTCGCCGGACTTCTGGCCGAGCCGACGAGAACTCGAAGCCTACACGGAAACCGAGAGCGTTCGTCTCTCTCGAGGAGCCGCGCGAGGAGTCAACCGATACACGATCGAGCGGTTCTCCGACATCATCGGGACGGGAGTTCAGGACGGAAAGACGATCCCTGAGATCGCGTCCGACGTTCAGGAGTGGGCCGGCGAAAAGGGAGACGCGGCTCGAGCGACTCGCTCTCGCGCTTTGATGATCGCTCGAACCGAGACGCAGAGAGCAAGCCGCAAGGCTGAGGTCGAAGCATGGAAAGCGACGGGGATCGTCGAGGGGAAGACATGGCTCCTCGCTCCGGACCCTTGCGAGTTCTGCGAGGCTGCGAGCAATGCTTTCTCTCAGAACGCGGTCGCGCTCGAGGACTCGTTCTTTCAGAAGGGAACCGAACTACTCGGAGCCGATGGAGAGAACACGCTCGTCCTGAACTACGAGTCGATCGACGGTCCTCCCTTGCATCCAAACTGCCGATGCTCTCTTCAGCCGAAACTCATCGACGATTATCAGGAGATCATCAACTCCGGTCTCGACGAGATCGCGAAACTCGGTCCGTTCATCGAACCAGAAGACGAAGAGACGGAGGAAGCGTGAACGACATGATCCGAAAGGCTCTCGAAGCCGACATCTCCTCGACTGCGAAAGGCTTCTCCGCAGTCATCACGGCGGAGACGCTCGATCGCGACGGAGAAGTCCTCATCCCCGCCGGCATGAACTCGAAGGAGTACGATCGAAACCCGGTCCTCTTCTACAATCATGACTACGGAAAGCCGGTCGGACGATGCGTCGGACTGAAGCGACGCGAGAAGGACATCGTCGGAGAGTTCGTGTTCGCGAAGAAGCCGGACGGATACT